TGTCTGAATTCTCGCTGTCGAAAATCTCAGCATGCTGATTTTCGTATCTTTTGTACTCCAGGCCGAATAGTGCATTCAATCCTGGCTCTAGTTCTTTAACTAGTTGTGATCGTGATATTGCCATAATTTATTCTCCTATTACGTTCCTGTTGCTACAACTAGTTCATGTTCACCGATCATTACAACCCAGTTAACGTTAGCAGAAGCTACATCGTTATTATCTGGATCTTTTGAGATTCCCATGATCTTTAATTGTTGTGCAGTCGTGTTAAGAGTAGAGTCATTTAACTCAACTTTAGACACATAGTTTGGTGAAGAACCAGCTGCGTAAACTAGATCCGCAGTTTTACCTACGTCTGTTACAGCAGAAGCTCCACTATTATTTGATTGGATTTCAAACCTTTCATAAGGATCATCCGCTACGAAACCGACAATGTCAGTCGCAGTGTTTGAAGCCTCAAGATGGTTTGCCCAAGTTGGTTTGCTTGAAGAAGCATCAGTGTAAAAGACACCATTTAGTACTCCTCTTAAAGTATCACCAGCGCCAGCTACTAGTAAGTAACCGCCCGCAGTTTTCACTGGATCGTTTTGATAGATCGCAGATGAACTTGCAGCAATACTGTATTCAGATAAACCTTGGTTATCTTTATTCTGACCAACTTTGCCGATTGCTTTCAATCCGAAAGCAGCGTCTTGGTTTGCCATATTTTTTCTCCTTTTGTAAAACTAACTAAATAGTTTTACGGTTAATGTTAATTCAATGGTAGGGATTAAACCTCGAATCGTTAAAAAATTAACTTTTCTTTGTACCACCGAAAGTTACACGAGTCTGCCTCTCACTATTGATTGGCATACTACTATGCTGCTCCTTCATAAGATCGTTGTTAACTGCTTCGTCTCGATCCCTAGTTTGTTGTGCAAAATAGGCTTCTCGAGCTTTTGCGATCTCCTCTGGTATCCTTGCCAGCACAAGGCCGCCAACTCCGATGACTCCTGCGTATTTACCTTCTGCCACTTGTGGATAAGAGTGATCAGGATATTCATCTGCTCTAACTAATTCCCAGCCAGATCTAAATTTACCTGACATGTTTTTAGTATCGTCAAATCCTAATACCTCTGTTCTTATCCATCTGTGTCTGAATCCGTCAGGCGCAGGTGGTGCATCTAAACTTGATGGTGGAGTCCAAGTTGTAGGTCTCTTATCAGAAACTCTAGACTGACTCGCACGAGAAGTTTTTAATTTATCTTTTTCCATATGCTTATACCTCCTTCGTGATTTTTAATTGTTTCGCATATTCTTCCAATGGCACTCCTAATTTTTTAGCGATAGCAACTTGAGAAGGGGTGAGTCTCACAGTTTTGCGACCAGGGTTGTTCACACTTCGCTTCGCTGAAGCTACTATTTGTGTAGGTTTGGTCGAATTTTGAACCTTACTATCATTATTAGCAAATTTATGCGGAAAATCAAGTCTTATTCTTTTATCAATTTCAGCATAATATTCATCAGATTGAGGGTCATAACCTTCATCATCTACTAATTTTTTATGTAAATCGAACGCTGTATACGTCATTGCTGTATCAGTTCCGAACCATTTATTTCTTGCAGCCCATGCTTCCGCCATTGGATCAGGCGAAACTTGTTGCTCTGTTCTGCTTAAATTAATGTCTTTTTTAGGCTCAGTACTAGTTTTAGCTTGAGCCATAGATTTATATTCTTCAAGTCTTGCTTCTTCATAACCAAGTCTAGCAATTTCTTTTTGTGCTTCAACTTCGGCTTTAAAGTCAGAGTCGTTTCGAGCAGCTAGAAGCCTTGCTTGTGCAGCCTCTAAACCTGATTTGATTTTTGCTTCTCTATCCTTAACTCCTGCTTGTTCAACGGAAGAATATCTTTTTTCTAGTTTTTCTTTTTCAGTTAATTGAAGTTTAGCATATGACAATGCTTCGTCTTTTTGTCTCTCTGCTTCTCTCCATTTTTTAGTTAACTTTGCTATTCTTCTTTGAACATCTTTAGAATAACTTTCTAGTTCATTTTTTTTATCCTCAGGTTTTTCTTCCACCTGTTTTTCTTCATCCTTGTTGTCTTGAACATCCAACTGCTCATCAGATTTCTGAGATGTGTCATCGGACTTACTATCGTCAGTAATAGTTTCATCTTGTACCTCAACTTTCTCTTTTTCTTTTTCCTCTGGTAATTCAATATCAGCACCGGGTCCTGAAGTATCAATATCCACCATAGGAACTTCTTTTTTGTTTTCTTCTTGTTCTTGCATAGTTTCCTCCTATGTTAAATGTAATGCAATACAGATTCTGGATCATTAACAGTACCCAAAACCTCATCGTCGTTAAGAAGACGAACTTCTCCGCCTTCTATTGGTAATCGTGATCCAGCATACCTTGCAAAGATCACCCAATCTTTTTGTTTACACCAAGGACCTGTTGGAAATTTTTCTTTGTCTTGATAACAAAGAGGTCCCATCTTTAAAACATAACCACAATTAGTTGCGATTCTTGCTTTATCTAAAGATTCTTGAGAAAATATAATTCCACCTTTTGTTTTTTCTTTTGGAGTAAATGGTAATACTAACATTCTCCAACCCGATGGATTTGGTAATTGATCAACAACATCATTTATGTTGTTTTCATCTAATCTTTTAACTTTTGTTGATTGGTATTTTTCTTCTAGTGCGTTTTTATGTTTTGGAATTTCCTTTTCCAAAGTCGATAATTGTTCCTTGCTCATCTTTTTGCTCCTTTGTGTTTAGCAGGTTAGAGATTTCCTGTGAAATATATTGGTAGGCATGTGCCTGTCCTAACATATACTTGTATTTTTCCATATTGTCAACGCCTCCACTCATCATAGAGTCACCAACATTTTGATATAATTGTTTTAACTGTTTCTGTATTTTAGCTATTATTTCTAAGTCTTGCATTTATCTCCTTTAGCAATTCCATTTTCTTAAAGATTTATTAATTCTAGAATTTGGATCTCTTGCTGTTTTTGCAGAAGTTAATCTCTTTTTCATCCCAGTCATTCGGGCACAGAAAGACTTTCTTCTGTTTGCTGCTTTGCTACCTTTTTTTAATTTCGATGGCTTGGTAGTAACGGCCATTGAAAGTTTTGAACCAGGATTTGCTCTTCTATAAGATGCAATTCCTTTTCTATTCAAACCGCCTGAAGCTGATTTACCTTCTTTTCTTGTCCACGCTGGTGTACTTCCATTTTTAAAATATTTTCTCATACAAATGTTTTTACGTTAGTTGGTTTAGGTCCTTTATTTCCTGCTTGTCTTTTTCGTCTGACAGCACTCGCCTTTTGCGAACTTGTCATTCGTGTGGCTTTGGCAAGTGGTACGCATTTTGGATATTTTCTTTTGCTCCCCTTCGATCGACCGCAAGGTTGATATTTGCCGTTCTTCTTCGGTGCTCCTATGTCTACCCATTTCTCTTGTACCCATTTTCTTAAACCTCCTTGAGCCATATTATTTCCATCCTTTTTTTGTTAGTTTAGGTTTACCTTGTCTAACTAAACCACCTTTAGAAAATTTCTTTTTAATTCTTATGCCTGCTCTTTTAGGCCCAATTAAAATATCAGTAAATCCATCATCATCATCTTTGCTAAATACAACAGCCATATCCTTCATATCTACTTCAGTGTCAGTATCCTTTATAGATTCGTAAGGGTTACCTTTGTATTCCATTTTAGGTTCAAGACCTGTAAATTTAAATCCTTTTTTATTTTTTGGGCTTTTAGAAAATTTATTTTTGTCAGCCATATTAATATTTCTTAGTTACTTTTCTTCTATTGTTCATTACTCCACCACAACCTTTTGCAACTCCGCCTTGGTTGTAATTGGATCTAGTTTTTCTCTCTTGAGAAACTGAATTTATGGATCCGCCCATTGCTTTGTTTTTTCTTCCGCCTGGTGTTACTTTCCCAGAGCAAACTGCAGAGGCATACATATTAGCATATGCTGAAGGGTAAACTTTAAATTTACGCTTTGCTGCTGCTTTTCCTCTTGCACAAAGTTTTGCCATTATACTTTAGCCGCTAGTTTTTTATTAATTTTTCTTTGAACACTTTCAGGTAGTTTACTGAAACCTTTGTATTTTTTCTTAATGTTTTCTCCTCCTTTTGGAGAACCATCTTTTCTTTTTACCCGACTAACTTTCATTTTAGCAGGTATGTTTTGCGTGTTCCATCTTCTATTTGACATTATTTTTTACTCCCGTTTGTTTTTATTAAATCAGTTGCCTTGATTCCGTAAATCGCAGCTACGACTGAAACCCATAAGCTGACAATCCACCATGGCATCTCTTGCAGTTTAGTAAAATACAAATCAAGTTTGGCTTGCATTTTTTCGTCTTCAGCAAATACAGAATAAAATAAAATTGCCAGCGGCGATGTCAGTACTAAAAGTACAAATTCGTCCTTCCAGTCGTTTTTCTGAGCATCTTGAATTTTTCCAGTATACTCAATTTCTCCCCGCTTCATTTTTTCTATGTGCAGGAGTTTAGCTTCCGACATTGCAACGTCAGCTGCTTTTTTATTTTTGTAAATCTCTAGTCCAGCTTTTATTCCTGAACCGAATAATCCCCATGGAATCATACTAATACCAAGTTGCTGATCTTTTTTTCTCAGCTAAAATCTTGCCTTGACCTTTAACCATATCTTTTTGAGATTCATTTGGCTTAGTCATCTCAACTTCAACTGGCATTTTGTGCTCAACTTTAACTGATTTTTTATTTTGTTTTTTCATATTAGCCTTTTTTACTTTTACCTGCTTTAGAAAGTGCAATCGCAATTGCTTGTTTACGGCTTTTCACCTTCTTTTTGCTTTTACCTATGTTGAGTTCACCTTTTTTGAACTCTTTCATTACAGTTTTAACTTTTTTATCTGATTTTGTCATCTTTTTTCTCATCAGAATCCTCCTTTTCCTGGATTTGGTATTGTTTTAGATAAAATTGTTTTTTGAATTGAAGTATCAGCACGTAAATTTGCTAATTCTTCGTTCTGATCAAGTTTTTGTTGAGTTGTTGCTTGATTCATCATCGCTTTCATACGATCTAAGTTCATTCTATCTTCACCTTCAGCACGTTTTCTAGCATTTTCTTGTGCTTGTAGGTCTAATTCTCTTGATCTTAATTTAGCAATTGGATCATTATCAAATTGTGAAGTAATTTTTTTCTCTTCATCCATAAATTCACCCATCATATCAGCAATAAGTTGTGCTTTTCTTGCTTCAATTTTTTCAGTTAACATTTTAACTTGCATTTGAATTTGTGGATTTATCATTGCTTGTTGATTTTGTTGCATAGCCATTAATTGTTGAAGTTCATTTTTAAATTCTACTTCAATTTGTTCTTGAGCCATTAACGAAATGTGTTCAAAACAATTTTTTTCTAAGGCAGCCATAATGACAGGATTATTTCTTGCCATATTAGTTGCCATAAAATTTAAATGAGCCGTAATGTGTGCTCTATGATCTTGACCAGGAAACGCTTGGAACGGCTTCCCTGCGAGAGCATCAATGTGTTCTAACGCAGGGTCCTTTGGTGTAGGGGGTTGTGGTCGAATTAAAATTTTATCAATGTCTTTAACACCTAATGCTTCATACATATTTCTATAAACTTGATATTGATTGTGAATCATTGGATTAGATGTGGCCAGTTGCAATTCCGTTTGCGCAAGGGAAATACGCTGTGTTTGAGAAAATATATTAGGATCTGCAACTGGCAGGATATCTACTCTGTCGTCAAAGTCTGTTTGTTTAATTAGTCTTTGACCGCCAACAACATCATAAGGATATTCTTGTGGTAGATAAAGTTTAAAAACTCTAGCCATTAACTTAAATTCATTTTTAAGTGAAGCATAAATTCTTTTGTGGATCGCCGACATTGTCCTTGATCCTCTTTCAAGCAACGCAACTGTCGTACCCACTGCGGCTTGTTGATTACCCTCACCTACTTGTAGATCAGCTATAGATGCGAAACGCTGACCTGCTTGTACTACGACGCCCATAAGTGCTAAGAGTGTTTGAGACGGCTCCTTAAATGGAAGCATCATAAATGCGTCACGTATATTTCCTCCTGGTGCGTCGACATCTCTAAATTCGCCAGGTTGAATAGACTGTGCGTCGTCCCTAATTCTTATTCCTCGCTGTTTAAATCCAGCAGGTAAGTTTGATAATGTTCCAGCATCTAATAATTGTCTTAGTGCTGTTGTTGCAGTTCTAGATAATCCACCAATCATATGAATTAAACCAAAACCATAAAAACCTAAACCTGGTAAAAATTTGAAATGTACAAAGTATTGTATTTTCTTTTTCTTTGGATCACCTACTTCATAATTTCTTCTGATAGATAAAATTTCTCTAGAATTTTCTTCAATCGTTACAACGTAAGGTAATTTAATTCCTGTTGGCTCACCATCTTCAGGATTAATATCTTGGTAACCTTCTAAATCTAAATTAACGTGACACTCTAAAATATTAAATACATCTTCTTCACGACCTTTTGATTGGCCTTCTAGTTCACGTTCTTTTCTTTGAACATCTGTTTCATTTAATAATCCTGGTTTTAATTCTATGTCTCTATAGAAACCACCTACTTGTTGTTTTCTTAAATCGTTTTCAGAAATTTGAACTCGATGGATGATTGCTTCCGCATCGTCTAATGAGGTAGCCGTGTACGGAACAATCAAATCATCTGCAGGAACAAACTTAGAAACAGCTTGTTGTTCAACTTCATCATAGTAAACTTTTTTAAATGATGAACCTGCTAAGGGTAAATAGAATAACATTTGATCAAAGTCTGCTTCATAGCCAGTCATTTGATCCATAATTTGATAATTCATAAAATCTTTTACCCGTTGAGCTTGTTCGGTTTTTTCCATACTTGGTAGTCCTAAAATTTGTGTTCGCACAGGACCATCAGCAGGAAGTAATTCTTTATAGGCTAGTGATTGGAATTGAGTTACGGCTTCAGCGAGAACCGGGTGCGTAGCGCCGCTAGCTCCTTGAAAAGGTTCTGTTCGATTGTCGTATTTAAATCCTAAAAGATCTAATCCTTCTCTGTAAGTTCTTTCCCAATCTTTTCTAGAATTTTTATAGTCTTGATAATTTTGATAAAGAGTTGAACCTAATGGTCCTAAGACATCATCAGGTAAATGTTCTGCTAAGTTATCATAATGATTTTGTTCGCCTTCAACAGCAGCAATTGCTGGATCGTAATTAATATCAACAGAGCCATCTTCATTTTCTGTAACTTCTACAGGTTCACCCGACTCATCAATTTCTTTTTGCTCTTCTAATTTAGCAAGATCAATTTCTTCAGGTGATGGAACGTTTATTGTTTGCTCTACGTTTGGTAGAGACTTGTCTATGTCTGCCATTTATTTTCTCCGAACTTGCATTATTAACAGTATTATAATTAATATTCAACCCTTGTGATTGAGGTCCTTTTAATGGGGGTATGGTTTTAGTTAACTTTTTCAATAGTAAACCCTTTTTCTGTGTTCAATACGTTCTTCTTTTTCATCATCAGGGTGTAACACAAAACCACCCTGTCTAAATCTCATAATGGCTTGTGTCGCTGTATCAACAAGGTCATCATTATCTCCAAAAGGAAAAGCAGCACATTCTTCAATAACTTCATCCGCCCAATCCTGTAAAGGAGCCCATATCATACCAGATTCAAATAAAGGTGCAACAGAGTTTACTCTAGTGTGTTTATCATTTCCTTTTGATGGACTGAAGTTGACTACAGGGATACCCATCTTTCTCATTTCATCAGTTAAAGGTTGTCCTGATGCTTTGGATTCAATAACAACTGTGTCAGGATCCCAATACTTCCATTGTTCAAAAGCAATTTGTTTTAGTTCAGGAAAATCCCATCTACCTTTTTTAGCATCTAATAAAATTAAACTAGCAGGACTATCATCATTTTCATAGAAAACTCCCCACGTTGTGATAGCAGAAAAGTCTGCAGTTTCTTTTTTACTAAAAGCCGTATCGTAAGATTGTATTACGTGCTTCAATGCAGGTATCCAATCATTCTCCCATCTCTGCCACCATTCACGTTTGATGATTGCACCTTCTTCTGAAGTTGGATTTTGCATATATTGTGCATTCCATTTTTGAACTCCAGCTGAAGCCTTTACTGTTTCTAATTCTTCTAACTTCCAATACTCAGGCCACAAAGGTTTATTGCTTGGTAAGATAGCAGGAAATTCTATGATGTCCCATTGATCAGCTTTAGCTTCCCGTTGCGCGCCAAGTAATCTCCCTGTGAGATCCTTAGTGTTCCATCTCGTCATAACGAGAACAATGGCACCGCCTGGTTGTAAACGTTGACGAGGACCTGAAGTATACCATTCATAAGTTCTATCCATTGCATCTCTATTCATAGCATCTTGTTCTGAATGCGGGTCATCGATGATAAGTAAATCTGCACCCCGTCCAGTAATTGCTGATCCAACACCTGCAGCATAGTATTCACCGCCTTGTTGGGTTTCCCATTTACCAGCAGCTTGACTGTCTTCACTTAATCTAGTTTTAAAAACTTGTTGGTATTCAGGGGAGTCGATAAGTTGTTTTGCTTTCCGACCAAACCGCATAGATAATTCTGTCGTGTTGGTAGATTGGATAATCTTTAGTTTCGGGTTTCTACCCACCATCCAAGCGGGCAGCAAGTAGCTAGCGAACTCGGACTTCGTATGTCTTGGTGGCATATTGATAATCAATCTTTTTAATTTGCCTTCAGCAATTTGATTAAATTTTTGTGCTACAATTTTATGATGCTTACCTTCAATAAACTCAGGCCAAACGTGTTTGACAAATGACATAAAGTCAGATTCAACTTTCAAAACCTTTTTTGACAAAGTATAATTTTGAAGGGCTTCTTCAAATTGATCTCTTGCTTCTTTCGGTAACTTACTAATCTTTTCTAAATCTATTTCCATTTCGAAAATTTTTTTGCAAAATTTTTTAAGGTTTAATTTTGGAACCTCAAAAGTTTTTTAGGGTTATCTATGTCTAAAACTTGACTAAACTGTACTACATTGAGACTCCTTTTTCAACTAACATAATAAGGAACTTCGTACTCTAATATATTTAGAAAGGTATTGGTACCTCTATCGAGGCACCAATACTCTAAGGAAAAAAAATCGCCACGCGTGAGACTATCACGCGTGGCGAGTGTCCGATTAGTTATGTCAAATAGTATTACTTAATCCCCTTTCTTTTTAACTCTTGTTTGAAAGCAATTAAGTTAGGTGCTTTTGTTGTCGTTAGTTTAATGTATTGGTCAAAGTAAGGGTTATTATCACTACAAGGATAACCCTTAATTTTTGATAGTCGGTTGATCGCGTCTACTCGTCTATCTTTCCAATTAGAGTTAAAACTTAGGTTTGATTTATTTATATTCATATTATCCTTTCTGTTGTCCTCAAATATATAATTCATTTCAATCATTTGCAACCCTCTTAATTCTGAAATCTTTATATCCATATTGAGTAGTGTATTCCTCAACGGGAATTTCTTTTGGCTCAACAATAGGATTGATTGCAACGAACTGAACTAAATTTTTGTTAATGTATTCCTCGCGACAACTTGTAGTGCAAAAGAAATGCCACCACCTAGAATTAGGGGAACAGTCATAACCTTTACTATTATTTATTTTTCTAGTCCTACTAACTAGATTGTCGCCACTACCTTTAACTCTATCTTTAGTCAATCTTGTATGGCAGTTAGGATTATGACACCAATTAAATCGATCGTCCATTTTTATCTCTCCATTTTTGATCTTGTTTTAATTTTCGGTCTAACTCCCAAAGCTTTCGGTCGTAGTGTCTTTCTAATAACATTGCGATAATATAAAAAATTGAGCCGACTATCATTAATAGTAGACCCAATAAAGTAAGTGCTAATTCTAAACTCATTTTGAATACCACAATATTATAATTAACCCTACAAAAAATAAAACGCCTAATTCAATAAGTGTCATTGTAATACCCTTTCGTTATTTTCATTAACAATAATTAGAGGGGGACAAGTTTTATTACTTGCTCGTCTAAATCCCTCTTTCTCAATGTCCCAATAAGTTATGAAGTTTTTATTTACTACACAACCCTCAATCCACAGACCTTTTCTTATAATCAATCCTTTGTGCTTTTCAGCGTGATAGCAAATTGTAAAAAAAGGTTTTGCCTTTAATAATTCTAATAATTCGTTTTCATCTTTACGACTTATAGAATTTTCATTTTTATCATTATAGAACATATTATCCTTTCTGTTTTTCTTTCTGCTTTCTTTTATACTCTTTTAAATCCTCTTTTAAAACAAAATATTTATTTTTTGTTAAAAGAGAATTATTTATTTTATCTAATAGATATTGCAATTCAAGTTTCTTAGACCTATTAGTTAAAGGGTCATAATAGTAAATCCACGCCCCTTTTTTCTGTCTAAAAAATTTAGTGCTTTCTGCCATAGTTTCCTTTCTGTTATCTAGTAGGGGATAATATATTATCCCCTACTATTGTCAATTTAATTAATTGCCTGATTTAATTCCCCTTTTTTGAATTTAGCAATTATTGACGCCTTTTTGTCTGCGTTTTCTATGTCATTATCTTTAAGTATATCTGCAAGGGCAGTAGGGTTATAAATGGATAATGCTAAAGATGATTTTTCATTTAAGATACTTTCATTTAAAGCAATCCCCAAATTATCACACAACTCTTTTGCTTGATCGAAATACTTATAAGATTTCAGACCTAGTCTCACCTTATCCATTTTAGATTTTATATAATCGTAAAATGCCTCGTGAGTTTGAACGACTTGTTCCTGAATAATTTTAAAATTATTCAAAACTTGAAAGTCGGTTTCGTTCACTCCAAATTGTCTACTATGACAATAAGAAGTGCCAATCACTTCAAGTCTAAACTTGTCGTCCCATTGAGACGCAATATTTGCTTTGCTCGCGTCATCATTACTTGACGACCTAAATCCTAAAAATTTTCCAATGTCATTTTGCATTTGGTTATATCTAGGATTTGTATTACTTCCATATTTGTGTTCATTGTTAGGGTCAAGGTTTGCGTCTCTTATTTTTTTATCAAAATAAGAATAAGCAAAGTCTCTTTCTAACTTAAACGAAATATGAACTGATTTGTCGTCCTCTTTTCTTTTGCCGTCCTCGTCATAGTCAGGGGCAGTAAAGTAAAAACAATTATCTGAATAAATGTTTCCACCACTATCCCCATAACGACTAATCATAGTTTTAATCGTATCAACATCATTTTGAGGTTGGTGCATACGAACTACTGTTTCAATTAATCGTTCAATGAGAGGTCGATTGCTTTCGTAATTTTGAATAGCATTATCCCAATTTCTTTTTGCAATACTATCTTTATTACGAAAATGTTCCTCGATTACATTCCCAATCGAGTTTCGCCTTTCAGCGTTTAGTGCTAGTTTAGCCATATTTTCCTTTCTGTTAAAAAAAGTTATAGCACGCCCTTGAAATTATTGTCAAGGGGATTATATAGGATAATGAAAAGTAAATCTTTTCTGTTAATAATAAAAACCCATTTTGGTGTTCTAAATGTCCAAAGTGGGTTTTTTATTTTAAAGGTTTATTTTTATTTTTACTAACAAGGCACAAGCGAGAGCTCTCTGGTATCTTATTACATTTTAAAAAGGTTAGAAAATCACAAGCGACAAGCGAGCAGCTCCGCTGCTGTTCGCTTGCCTCTATTCGCGAAAGTTGCAAGCGACCCGGTGAAGCTGGCCCACGCTGTTTTCAAAAAGATATCACCAAATACTTAAAAAATTTGTTAAGCCAGCTGCTTCCAGCCTTGACAACGCCTGGAAAAGGGACTATATAGGATCTAGAAATTATGAAAATTAAAAATGCATTACTTATCACAGGTAGCTTAAGCAAACCCTCTAAGATGCCGGGCCATGCTTACGGCTTGCCCGCGTGGGAGTGTAAAACAGGTAGTAAGCTTCGGCTGGTTCCTAACAGCGTTTGCTCAACCTGTTACGCCCTAAAAGGTAACTACGCAAGATATTCAGCAATCAAGCAAGCACAATACAAGCGCCTGAAGGCCATCAGCCACCCGCTATGGGTTAAAGCCATGTCTTCAATTATTAATTCTAAAAAATCAAAATACTTTAGATGGCATGACGCTGGAGACGTACAGCACTTAAAACACTTAGCCAAAATTTTTAAAGTTTGCAGGCAAACGCCAACAGTAAGCCACTGGCTGCCAACGCGTGAGGCGTGGCTTAAAAAGTATGTAGCGAGAGCTCCCGGTAACTTGACCATTCGTTTTAGTGCACCATTAATAGACCAACAGGCCCAAAGCAGCTGGCCTAACACTTCCACAGTATCAAGTACCCACAGCGAGGATAATTGCCCCGCTTTTAGAACTGATAAAACAGGGACTGTCCACACTTTAGAAAATTTTAAAGCTTTTACTAAAGATCAGAAAAAAGAACTAGATTTAGGCCATTGCGGAAATTGTAGAAAATGTTGGAATTCTGATATTAAAAATATAACATATGGCAAGCACTAAATGCACGTATTCCGCCACCCTTCTTATTACAAAAAACTTAAGCGAGCAGCTAAACGTACACGCACAGGCGAACGCTCAAGCGAAGGCTCAAGCGTAGCAGCAGAGGATCTCCACAGGGAAAATACAAAACATTTTACTAACTACAAACGCTCAAGCGAAAGTACGCAAGCCGCAAGCGACTCGCCACCCGCAAGCGAAGGGGTATCTACAAAAGAAGTCACAAGCGACTCGATCCGGGAGCCTTCAAAAAGTTTGTAGTGTAAAGGAGCGAGGGCCTTTACCAAGATAAAACTGTTCTTAGGATGTAGCACATGGAAGGCTATTTGGTGTGGTGAGAACCTCACTTTTTTACTCTGTTTTACTTTTAATTCTAATGTGAAAAATCGTTGATTTTTATTATATCCAAGCAAGTCAGGAAGCCCTGGAACTGCCAAATTTTCTACTCTATTCCAAACAATATTTGGGGAAGATTTTTTCAAATCTAGCCATAATTTTCTCTCAGGATTCAAAGTAAATCATACCTTCTTGACCACCCTACCCATACGCCATTTTTCAGGCTCAATAGTGATTGCGATTCTATGACTTTCTCTGACTCCAAACAGTTTATTTTCTAATAATTGAATGCCTTTGATATCGTAAAATTCTCCATTGGGAAGTATCACCTGAACTCTAGCGTTTTGGCTAACTTCGCCTTTCATAAACTTATCTACGACTAATTTTAATTGCTTTCCGTTTATCATAAAGGTGGGCCAGTGCAGTCTCCCGTCCTGGCCCATTATTGACTTTTACTCTTATTTACTCTAAATGTCAAATTATGGGATTAATGAAGAAATTGACAGAACAGCAAATAAAATTTGCCCAATTGCTTGTGGTTAATGAAGGCAGAAAAACGCCAACAGAGTGTGCCATAGAAGCAGGGTATGCAGAAGAATCGGCATATGTAAGGGCATCAGAACTTAGAAATCCAAACAGATATCCATTGGTTGTAAAATATATTAATGAGATTAGAGAAGAGTATCAGAGAAAATACGAAGTAACTTATCACAACCACATATCAGAACTAGCAAGACTCAGAGATGGGGCAAGAGAAAATAAATCTTGGTCGGCAGCTAACAACGCAGAAATTGCTAGAGGTAAGGCAGCAGGATTATATATTGAACAAAAAATTATACATCATACAAAACAATCAGACTCAAAAGACCCTAACGAATGGCTTCAAAAAATGAAAAAGATCGTTGAAGATAACAAAGGTCTTATTGAGGCTGACTTCACAGAAATAACTAACACTTAATCTTTTCTTAAACTGTCCCTGGTTCTTATTGTTTCATCATACTTAATAACTTTTTCTAAAAAACTAGAAATTTCATACAAATTAATTTTTGTATAAAAGCCTGGTTTGTTATTAACATATTTGATTATTTCTTCACTACAACTTAGTGGTAGACATTTTTGACTCAACAAATCCATCATAGCACTAATGATAGTCATATCATTTTTGTTAAAAGTATATTTAGTTTTTTTCAAAACACATTCACAACACGCTAAAGTAATTTGTGTTTTATCTTCTGTGTTAACAAACATATGTTTAGTTTGTTTATTACAACTAACCTGACATTGTGTGTAACAGTATTGTTGATGGTCTTTTATATCTGTTGATTTAATTTCCATATTATATCCTTTCTGTAATATATTATATAGGATAATTTAGGTTGTTTGTCAACCTACTATTTTACCTTTGTTCTTTCCTTTTTTGATAACGTATTTTTGAGTACCATGTTTACCAATTTCAACTTCTTTACGAAGCATTTGAAACATCTTCATTTCTTTTGCTTGTTCCCATTTTTCCTGAACGTATTTTAAAACTTTTAGTTTATTAACTTTTTCTCTACTACTCATATATCTACTCTTTCCATTTTTGTAATGCATCCGATTGGAAAGATGTTTCTGTCTGAGAAGACTTCATCTTTTTCATCATAAGAGGCAAAGGTGTACAAATACTTACTGGTTTTTTTATACACGTAAGCGTTAGTGACCATAAAACTTGGCTCAAACTTGTCAAATTCCTCAACAGTAGCGTGTCCGCTATCCCCGGTGATATCAACCCAATGTATATTATAAAAATAATAACACTTTTTGTTAATAACCGCATGTTTGTATCTCTTTTTTCTCTTCCTTTTTGTAGTCATACCCCTTCTTATACCAATTCCACATATATAGATATAATTTATTAATTTATATAAGCGCTATGTCAAATTCTAAAAAAAAAATGTGGAAATGTAGAAAATGATACTATTAGTAAGGAATACCAACGATTCCAGCTTCCACATTTTGTTCCACAAATCCACAAATTTCACTTTTTACCTCCAAAAACCCTTATTTTACGTAGGTCAATTTTCTGTTTTTTGTGGAAATTTATCGCCCTGGAGGCCTCTTTTACCTTATTTTCCCAGCCTCTCGCCACTCGACTCCGGTCCGATTCTGCTGATTTGTGGAAACGAACAGCGAAAGCGTCAGCCTCTTTCGTTAATTTTTCTATAATACTCATCAACCTTTTTTAACCATTCCCATTTATACTGCCTAAATCTAGACCCATTTATGACAAATTTCTGAAAGTAAAGATCAGGCGTACACATCAATATTACAATTTGTTCAATTTGGGTTTTATAGACCCAATCGTGAGCAGTTGCATAAGCAGCACCTTGAAGATAATAATTATCAATCCACTCTTCCCTTTTAGGCTTGTTCGATTGTTTAAAGTCTATTATACTTTCACGCCCTTGATAAATACCGCAAAGGTCCGTTTGCCCTGCATACAGTCCAGGATAGTATAAAACGCACTCAGAACCCCAAATTTCTTCCAAATCACCAAAACCCTTGTCCCTGATAGTCTCAGCCATCTTTTGCGCTTGTACGCCTTCCTCAGACAGGTCTAATAGGCCTTCTCCTGCTATATAATGCTCTAAATAACTATGCATTGAGGTTCCACGTTTGGCTGCTTCATTCTTTATACGATCGGCTTCAGATTCACCCACCCTAGATTTCCACCTAGCCAAAGACTCTCGTTTCTCGTCGCTTTCTGTGGCACTCAAGATAGTCGTAACAGATGGTAGCTTTTCGTCACCAACCTCATAGTGTCTTTTATCATTAATCAATGATCTAATAGATTTTGGGTACTCGTATATTTTATTCCACTTCATTTTCTGCTTCTATGATTGCTTTACCGATTTCTTCCGCGATCTTGGGGACGATAGAGTTTCCCAATGCTTTAAGTCTGTGTACCCTGCCGGGTATCCCATGAGCCACTCGACCCACGTTGGGTTCAAAGTCCCACCAGGCGCTTTCTCCACATAAGCTACTTCCGTCTCCAAATATTTCTTGTGTCGAAGTTTCGCCATTCCCTCTGATAGTTTCATTGTCATTCCGATGGCTGCTCTCGGTGTTGGCCACAGTTTCACCGCTGCTGGTAACATCACTTGATGTCCCTTGTCCTTGACTCTCTTTGCGTACTCCCCGTTGTCGTTCACGTCCTGTTTCCACATCCCTTGAGATGGTGTTGGCCACATCATTTTCGGTACGTTCCCCTGTTTCTCGAATACGTCCTTGCCCAACATCTTCTTCGCTTCTTCTCTCGATATCTCGCCCGCCATTACCTTCTTGCGTAGCATTCGAACGTTCCCCTCGTTCGGTCGATCGATCACTGTTGGCGTTGGCCACATTAATTTCGGATGAGCCACTTGATCGTTCAGACTGATTGGCATTTTCTTTTCTAATTTCATCTTCATTCGTTTCTCCGATGAAGGTCCCCTGTCGCAATGTGCGTCGGGAGTTCTCCATATTTTCATATCCAAATGCTCTGCTACGTCGTTCAGACTCGCCCCGTATTTCACTTTTGATTCTTTCCTTATCTTGCTGAAACCCGTTGGCGTTTCCACCACTCTCTTGCCCTCTGCTCCTTTGTAATCTCTCGCTTTCGGAGTGGGCAATAATCCAAATTCTTTCTCTTCTATGGGGAGCGCCGACACCTGCAGCTGGAATATTGAACGCCCTGACTTCGTATCCTTCTCCTTCCAAGTTAGCGCACACAGTTTCGAAGACCATGCCGTTTTCGAGGTTAATAAGACCTTTGACATTTTCTCCAATAACCCACCTCGGCTTAAGCTCTTTGATGATTCGAAACATCTCAGGCCAGAGATGTCTATCATCACTTGTTCCTTTTTGTTTACCCGCGACGCTGAACGGCTGACATGGGAAACCACCCGTGATGATTTCGGGAAGTTCAACTCCATCTGCTTCGAGTCTTTCTTTTGTAATTTCTTTGACATCGTTATATATCTTAACTCCTTTCCAATGTTTTTGCAGCACTAATTTGCAATATTTATCCATTTCGCAAAAGGCTACGGTTTTATACTTTCCTGTTCTTTCTAAGCCTAGGCTAAAACCACCTAAACCACTAAATAAATCTAATATTTTCATTCTTCTGTATTAACGATATGAGTATTATATCTTAGTTTAACCATTTGTAAATAACTATAAGCAGCTTTTGGTGTCATATTACCTTTCATATTGTTGTATTTCCAAGAAGTAAAAATAGTATTTGTTTTTGTATAACCTTCCCAAGGTAAAATCCTGTCGATTGAACAATTGGTATCAAGCAGTTTCTTTTTTTCTTTTCCTTCATTGTGTCCTTTAATAAAAGTCATTTCAATTCCAAGACCAGGACAGTAGTTACCAAATATTTTTTCTTGTTCTCTCCAATGGTTTAAAAGATCATCTGTATCAACAAACTCTAGCATAGGTGCTTTTTTTCTTTTAACTGATTTTTTCATACTATGAAATAGTTCACTAAAATAACCTCTTTCTGTATTTAAAGTTTTTACATTGCTTATTTTTTTACAATTCAGGCATATACTTCCAAGTCCTAACCTTCTATTTTTAGATTTAGTAAATAAATGTAAAGGAGTCATTACTCCACATTTACTACAAATTTTTTGTTGATATTTTAATATTATTTTATCTATAAGAAGTTGTTCTTTTTTATAATTTTCAGAAACCCTATCTCCTCCTGTTTTACCCATTTAATTATTTTTACCTCTCAATAAAATTTCTGCTTCTGTATCAGTTGCTGTTTGACGTTTAAAATTACCATTCATTACAAATTTTTCTATTGAAGTAAGTAGGTTTGCTTTAACAGGTTGTTCGCATAACATTTCTTCAAGGGCTAACATAACTTTAGCCGATTTATCTAATATCTCTTCATTAGTAATATTAGCATCAATAAATTGTTGACCTGGGCCTCTCATACAGATTGCCGTTGTTAAGATAAAGGCTTGAAGTGCTGAAAATAATGGAGCCACTTGTTTTGTTTCTCCATTAATAATTGCTTCATCGTGCGAACCTCTAACGTGTTCATCACCATAGACAAATTGCATTAAATTCATCATATGTGTAATGATAGGTGTATTACATTTATTATAGTATATTTCATCTTTGTTTTTCATTTTGTTCCTTTCTTATTTTTTTTCTTCCCATATACCAGTCTCCTGGTTCGTAATCCCATCGTTTACCGTGATGACCACGAAGATCAGCGTACCATATTCGAAGTTTTACGATTAGTTTTTTTAAACGTATCATATTACTCCTTTTTCTCTTAGTAGTTTTATTTTATCGTTAATTTCTTTCGCTAATTTTTCGTTATCTTTTCTTACTTCTCTAAGTTCAGAAGTTATTTTTTGATTGTGTTTGTGAAGTTGTTCGTTTCTAAACTTCCAACGCTCAATCTGAGCCTCTAGATCATTTGGTCTTTTATCACTCATTAAAATATTTTTATGGTTAATATTACTATACAAGCAATTAAACATAGGTTTATGCAAAGCAATATGTTCATCATACTGTATATATTTTTTATGTCTTTTTTATTGTCAAAAACATAATTAGTTATTGTCTTTAATATATTTACTATATTATTTCTTTCTTCTGGTATCATTGTAGTTTTTTCTCCCATTCTTTTATTTCCCCTAATATTTCTTCTTCAGTTATTTCTACTTCACCTGAAGAATTACATTTAGCACATTGAATTATGATCTTTTCCTTTTCATTTTGATCTTTCCAAATTCTTCTGTACCCATTTCCCATACAAGCATTACAAACTATCTTACCGCTCATGATATACTTTCTAGAATTACTACTTCGTTTCTAGCCTCACGATAATGTTTTCTTTTCAAAGAAATCTCTTCATTAATTCTATCCTTTTTAACCTCAAGTTGTTTTGCTTTAAACAAAATGTATTCAGGATTATAACCTGCCCATTCACACACTTGTTTAAAATCAGGATTAAAAATGTTAATCCAATTTTTTGCTCTACCTCTTTCTGCAGCTGTCAATGGACTACCTTGATAAAAGTTAGTGCAGGCTTCATAAACTGCTTGTGATAGAACTGCCTTCCATAGTTTTTGCTCTGGAAGTTTTTCTCGTTCAACTTCGTCTTGTCTAAGATTGTTTTTTATCCAACTTGCCATTTAACTTTCTCGCTTTCTCTCTTACTAAAGTTTTTATCACTTGACTACGACTAAGTTTAACATCAGGTGTCATCTTAGTTTGTAGTTTTGTGACTGTCTCATAGGTCTGATTGTCAACCGTTATATTTTTGTACTTGCTAAAGTCAGTCATTTAACATATCCTTTCATTTATTTATTTTAATATCCTATATATAGGACTTTATTTTTAAACAGTCAAGGCTAAAATGAAATTTTTATTAGTAATTCAAATATGTTCTGTAATTGCGCAACAATGTACTCAACCTGTTGAAATAGGCAGATATAAGGACCATTTTGATTGTGCAACCGCAGGTTTTATTAATGCTATGGGTGCTATAAGAGAAATAGGTGTTGAAGAAGTAAATAAAAATAAACTCTTAGTTAATTTTTCCTGTAAGGAACAAGAATCTACTTAATACTACAATAGTGTCCAACAACTAATTTATTATCTAAAGTATACCAACCCTGGTGTTCACCAATGTTGTCTCTGTACTTTGCAATTTGTTCAATTATTCTTTGACCAACTACAGTACAATTATCTTCCGTATCAACAGGATAATAATTTTTTTCTAGGTTATCAGGGCCAGATAATAATACTACTATGACTACTAAAGACTTCATCCTTGTCCTCTTGCTTTTTTTCTTTTTGGTAATCTTTTATTAAATGATTTAGCGTGTCTACCTGGACGCTTTCTTGGAAATTCTTTGATGAAAGTTATTGAACCTATGGATGATTTTTTCTTAGCCATTCTACGTCTTGATCTTCTAATTTTAAATATTTAATTGAACCATTAACATATTGTTTAACGTCATAACCACAATTTGTGCATCTATAAAAATCAGTTACGATTGCAACTAAAATTGTATCTTCTTGGCATTCTGGGCAAATGCCATTAACTGTATCTATGTGCCCTAATTTAATTGTTTTTACCACGGTTTATACTTTACCTTATTATCTTCCCTATATGCAATGAGACTTTCTTTTTTATTTAAGTCTGATGAATAACTGCAATGGACCCACCCTGATGATGGTTCTCCTTCTTTGTAGAACTCTAAAATTAATTGATTCCAAATGAGGTTATCTCTTATCCATTGTGCTAATTCTTTATTATCTATTCCTGGGATTTCAAAGTCGGCTGCTGCTGATTTATTGTCTGCACAATGTTCACTGGTAATTTTTGATCCTATCTCGATACATAATTCTGCACAACGAAATCCCGAACTTATAATCAGAGGCCTGTCGAAATGACTACGTATGGGTTGTAAAATATTTACTGCCAATGCTTTTAAATTTTCTATTTGCATTGGTGATGGATTATTGTTGATGCCTTTACGCTCGGCAACTTGTGACTTTATCAGTTCGTCTAAACTGATATTGGCTGTAAGTTTCATTTTCTATAATTTAATATTCCTCCAGAGATATCCATTAATCCTGTTTCCCTGTTTAAATATTTATATTCTATTTTAGTCAATTCAAAGTCTTTTGCAATCTTTTTACAGATATCATTTTCATCAAATTCACCACAAGAATACACATCAAATTGAATTAATGCAGGAACAGGTTCGTCCCAAGTGTGCATTACGATGTGTGAAGTTTCTATTATTGCTGCAACTGTTAAACCTCTGTTGCCAGGTACGTCTAAATATTTTGCATATGGTCCCATTAATACTTTCATTCCTATTGAAT